GAACTGCACCGATGTTAAGCGAGCGTTCGAGCAGGCGGTGATCGACCGCGAGCATCACGTGGATGTGCTGATTGAGGAGCAGATCCAGATCCTGGATCGTATGCGTCGTGCCGCATGGCCAGCAGCGATCAAAGGCGACACCCGCTCGATTGACATTGTGCTGAAGTGTGTGGATCGTGCTACGAAACTGCTGCGCCTGACCCCGGATGCTCAGGTGAACGTGCAGGTGTTCACGGTCGATGCCATTGAGCGCCGTATCAAGGAGCTTGATCGCCAGATCTCGCTGGAGGGATCGCAGTATGAGTGGACCGACGCCGCTGAGAGTCCACGAGCAGAACTTGCTGGCGGAGCTGAAGCTTAAAGAGCAGCGGCTTGCCGAGATCCAGCGGGAGAAGCTGAAGAACGTCGATGTGTTCGAGACGCTGGAGTATGTGCCAACGGCTCGGCAGAACGAGTTCCACAACGCCACCGAGTACGACGTTTTCTACGGCGGCGCTCTGGGCGGCGGTAAGACTCTGGCGTTGCTGATGGAGGGTCTCCGGGCCTGTGTCCGCTACCCGGGTATCCGGGTGGGTGCGTTCCGTCGTACCTACCCGGAGCTGAAGGAGAGTCTGATCAAGGAGCTGGCCGCTCGCGGCTTCGCGCACACTCTCGGGGCTAAGTGGGCGGGCAGTGAGTATGAGCTGCGGTTCCCCAACGCCTCGGTGTTCATGTTCCGGTACGCCGAGAACATGACTGACGCCAGCCGTCGTCTGGGTGCCGAGTTCCAGCTGATGATCTTCGACGAGCGCACCCAGACCCCGCCTGATGTGCTGACCTTCCTGGAATCCCGTATCCGCTCCGGTCGCGCAGACATTCCCGTGCTGGGTATCCGCTCGGCCAGCAACCCGGGCGGCCCCAGTCACTCCGCAGCGAAGGCCCGCTACGTGGAGCCGACCGACTACGGCCAGAAGATCATCACCGATGTGCGTGGTCGTACCGTCCGGTTCATTCCGTCGAAGGTGTCCGACAACCCGCACCTCAACGAGGAGTACCGCAAGGACCTGATGGGTCTGCCCGAGCAGCTCCGCAAGGCCTACCTTGAGGGCAACTGGGATGTGTTCGAGGGCCAGATGTTCCCCGAGCTCTCCTACGATCGCCACATTGTGGAGCCGATGGAGCTGCCCGCAACCTGGCGCCGGTACATGGGTATCGACTGGGGCTTCACCTCCCCGTGGGCTGCCCTGTGGGGCGCCATGGACCCAGACGATCGGCTGTGGATCTACCGGGAGATCTACCAGGCCGGCGTCGGCGAGCGGGAGCAGGCCATCCGCATCCGCGAGGCCGAGGAGCGGGGCGAGCACATCTCGGGTCGCTTCGCCGATGACCAGATGTGGATGGTTGCCGGTGACGCCAAGCCCATCGCCACCGTGTACGCGGAGAACGGCGTACCCCTGGACCGGGCCGGTAAGGGCCCCGGTTCCCGCATCAACGGCTGGCAGCGCATCCACTCGTTCATGGAGGAGGCCGCTCCGTGCCAGTTCCATGCGGGACTCGGCTGGGAGTCGTGTCCTAAGCTGCACATCTTCAGCCCCTGCATGAAGCTGTTCAAGGAACTGACCGACCTGCCGCACGCCCGCATCGGCAACCCCGAGGACAGTGACCCCAAGGCTGTGGACCACGCCTGTGACGCGCTGCGGTACCTGTGCGTGAACGTGGGCAACGACAGCCGGTTCCACTGGCCCGAGACGATCAGGGTCGAGACCGAACTGAATCCGAAGCTTGAGGGGCCGACCACGCCACCGTACGGATACAACACCATCGGCGGGTTCCCCATCTTGGGTCCGTCCGGCAACCCTTGGGAACTGTGAGGAGGCGCGGTGAGCCGCTGGGGCCGCATGTTCGGCAAGCAAACGGTTGAGGAGGCGCGCAAGCCTCCGGTGAACGACGCCTCCCTGATGCCCGATGTCAACCTCAGGGCTACCAGGCGGCGCGGGTACGAGTTCGGCGTTCCGCTGACCTCCGAGTACCCGTCCGCGCAGATGGCGGCCTCGGCCGAGCGTCAGCAAGTGTTGCAGCAGCTGCACGACGCCTACCAGACCTGCAACTGGGTGAGCAGCAGCATCGCTGTCATTGCCCGCACCGTCACCGCTGGCGGGTTGCAGATCGTTCCTGATGACGATCTGCCGGAGAACGAGGCCCCGGAGGAACCGGCGGAGGTGCTGCGTCTGCGCAAGCTGATGCGGTTCACCAACCCGACCGAGGACATCATCCAGCTGCTGCGGAACGTCATCACTGACCTTCTGCTGTTCGGTGATTCCTACCTTGAGGTGGTCACCCTGCTGGGTGAGCCTGTCGCCTTGTACCTGCTGGATGCCACCACCATGACCGTGCTGAGCGATCAGCACGGTGAGGTGACCGGGTACCGGCAGGATGTGGACGGTATGCGTACCGCCTCGTGGGATGTCAACGGCGTGATCCACATCAGCCTCGACGCTCCCCGTGGCGGTCTGTACGGGGTGTCTCCGGCACAGCTTGCTCTGCTGCCGATCACTGCGTGGATCTTCACGATGTCCACCATCCAGGAGACGTTCCGCCGTGGCGATCCGCCGCGTATGCACGTGGACCTGGCGCACTTCGAAGACAACGATGTGCAGCGCTGGCGCGAGCAGTACACGGTCTACAACTTGGGACCGAAGGCTGTCGGCAACCCGCTGATCACCACCGGCGGCGGTGCTGTGCAGGTGCTGGACCCGCGCAAGGTGACTGACTACCTGGATGCGGAGCGTGTGCTGCGCGACCAGATCATCTCCTCGTTCGGTGTTCCCCCGTCGAAGGTCGGCATCATCGAGACCGGCAACATCGGTGGCGGCTCCGGTGAGGCACAGAACAAGTCGTTCCAGATCAACACGGTGATCCCGGTGGCTAACCTGCTGCTGGAGAAGCTGAATTACCACCTGGTGAAGGTGGGCTTCAAGATCAGCGGATGGCACTTCGAGTTCGCCGAGGTGGACTTCCGTGACTCCATCACGGTGGAGCAGGTGCGTGAGCTGCGACTCAAGTACGGCGCCTACAGCATCAACGACTGGCGTGCCGAGCTTGGTAAGCAGCCGATCCCCGGTGGCGACACCAACATCGTGGACACCCGTACCGGCATCGTTGCTTGGGATGACATGGAGGCCATGTCGAAGGCCAGCATCGCCAACAAGGTTGCTCCGCTTTCTGCGGCTGGCGTCAACGACTATGTGCCGGGGGTGCCTGATCCTGATGTGGAGCCGGTGCCTCCGGCGGGCCAGAAGGTGCCGCCGGGCGGTAAGGTTCCGCCGGTTCCTGACATTCCGCCGAACCAGATGCGTTCGCCAGAGGATCAGCCGGGGCGTTCGAAGGATGCTATCCAGGGCAAGCCTCCTAAGGAAAGCCTCTACGAGGCCGACAGGCGGTCTTTGGAGGCCGCCTGGGGCAAGGCGTACCGGGCACGCCGCAAAGAGGCTCTGAGGAGCCTCCCAGGCTCCGAGAGGGGTGAATGATATGCCCACTGGGCACCCGCTGCGGGCGGAGGATGTGAAGCCGCTCATCGAGAAAGTGATCGCCTAGGGGGTGACCGTGGCTGGCCCATTGCCGATGGTTCCGGGCCAGTACGTGCCAGGCACCGCATCGTTCGATCAGTTGAATCTGCAAGGCACCGGCATCAACACGATCAACGGTCCCGTCCACGCCGCAGCCGGTGTGGTCGGGACCAACGCGTGGATGTACCAGTACTTGGAGCCCGCAGGGACGCTGGCTGCGAGTATCGGCGGTCGCTCCGCAGCCACCTACCAGTCGGCTCCGCTTACTTCCGGCACCATCTACGAGGTGGCGATGCCAGTCGAGGCCGGGCTGTGCGTCTGCAACATCACGCTGTGCTCGGTAGCTGCCCAGGCTGCCGGTGCTCACGCGTGGGTTGGGCTTGCCGACAAAACCAACACGGTGCTCACCGTGAGCACCGATCAGACCGCCGCAGGGTACTTCGCTGCGGACACGCTGGTGGCGACACCGCTGGACCGGTTCATGACCACCTACAGCGGTCTG